AACAATTCAGTCATGCCAGTTCCATCAGGCATAATAACTCGAATCTTATAAGCTACGCCTTCAACTTCTAAGTCATCTCCCTCTGAAACATCAGGGACATCAGCGGATCGGCAATAAAATCTAGGTCGAGTAATAGCAAAATCCATTGACCCGCCAGCATTCACTGACTCGTAGTCGTTATCAAAAACGCCTTTCACCGTTGTGTAAGAGGTTAACGCTGGGTCAAATATTGCGCTAACTCCAAAGTCTGCAAGCATTAACGCTCTATCACTCGCCGTCTCTATGCTCACTTAACAGACTTCCCTCTTTTTTTTGGCTTTTCGATAGAAGACTTCAATCCTACTGATCGATCAACCTTAATTTTTGGCTCACTTGCAGGGATAATGCGACCCATATTAAGCAGAGCGTTTGCTTCTTCTAAAACCTCAATAACATCACCTTTTCTCCGAGCTACTCGGTCGATGACGCATCCTCGTATAACTTCATATTTCATAGAGACTCCTAATGGAATGGGGCGAGCCTAAACCCGCCCCGTCCAGACCTATTTAGCCGTCGTTACCGAATACAAAGCTCTGAGCGTGACGTACAGCTACGTCAACTGATTGCAATGCAACAACTCGGATCGTTCCACTCTTTGAATGAGTGTATGGATCAACAACGATGTCAAGACCACCGAACATACCGATGAGCAGGTCAGCAAAGTTACCGAAGTAGAGGTTACCGGCAGTCGCTTGGTTAGAAACGATTGATCTGTAGCCATTCATCGTGCCACCTGGCTCGATTACGAACTGACCAGTATTAGTGGCCTTTTCGACAGTCTTCAGAGCGCCATACATACTGGCAGGCAGTATATACGCAAGATTTCCCATAAGAGCGTTATCTTCTGCAATCGCAGTTTCAAGAGTCACGACTTCAGGGAAAGTAGGATTAGCAGCAGCAAAAGCAGTCACTGTGTTAACACCTGTCTGGCTTAATATGCCAGTGGGTTGCCCGCTAGAACCTGTGCCTTCTAGGCCAGCCTTGTCGATTGTAATTGCAATCGCAGAGGTAAGGTCGTTGCGGATAAGAGCTTCAACGTCCATAGAGCTTTGGATTAGCAGTTGACGAGTAACGTCAGTGTGCGCTCCAAGCGTCTTAGGGGACATTGTTACCTGTCCGACAGTCATTTCACTTTCAGCAGAATCACCGCCTTCAGTAGCTATCCAAGCAGCAGCAGCGGCAGTGGCTTTCTTAGGGATTTTAACATCGCCAGAAAGACCGCTGAGCATAGTTGCGCCCGCCTGCATAACGCTGGAAGCGTTGCGAAGAACATCGATGAAATCACCAGCTCTGAAATCGTCAGCAATAATATCGCCGTCCGATCCAGCGGATAGATCACGTTTCCAGTTCTTCATGACTTCAGCAGGTAGCATAATGCCCTGCGCTGTGCGGCCATAAGCCTCAGACGCTGAGCGTGATGCCTCAAACTCGAAAGATGCAGCTTCTTGAGCGCGTCGATCAGTTGGATTAGCAAGTGCGTGAATTGCACGAACAAGAGAGAATCGCTTCACTTCTTTAGAAGTTAGACCGATTTCCTGAGACTCTAAAGCTCGCTGGCTTCCAACTTTCTCAAGTAATTGGCCTCGAAACTCTTCGATGGATACGCCTTCAGCAATAGCTTTGTGCGCCATTTCGCTTTGGTCATGACGCTGACCTAGCTCAACGATTTGTGATGCATTTTTCTGAGCAGACTGACGAGCATTCGCCTCAACTGCCGCAATATCAACTTCTGACATAATTGTGTCCTCAATGTGAGTAACTATAACGGGTTTTGTTGGCTGCTCGCTCGATCTACCCACACCGACTGTCACATCAGCGGGAATTGATACTAAACTTGCTTCCATAGGTTTCCACGCCTTAGCGATGTACGTTTCGCTGTCTCGTGAATCTTTTTGCATTTTGTTGATTGCATAACCGACTGAAATATTAGCCCGAATACCATCAACAACATCTGTGAAAGCCTCAGCAGCAAGTGCGCCTTTTCCAAAGCGTACTGTCGCCCGCAGTCTACGGGCCAAGCCATCAAGTTCCACCGATTCTATTACGCCTATTTGCTTCTCTGGATCGTGATCCAACAGCAAAGGCGCTCGTCCAGAGGCTAGAAAGGATAAATCTACCGCCTCCTTAGTGTGTTCTAATATTTCGTTGCCGAATGACCTGGCAACGGGTTCTTCAGAGGATATAGCGATGCGAACAGTGCGCGAATCCTCATTAATTGGGTCAGCATCAAGCGCCATTGCCCTGTGCAACACTTCGGATTTCCTTTCTTCTCGGTCTTCTTCAGTAGCCGTCTCTGCTTCTTCGACTACAGCCTCAAGTTCATCCATCGTTGCTGGACTGATACTGCTAGTCTGTTCAATAAAATTATCGACAGTGCCTCTAACAACTGATTCTTCCATCTCCGATTCCTCGGTCTGTGATTTCGTGTCTAATGATAACACATCATTATTCTTCATCGTTTTCACCATCGTCACTAGTTATATCGGGAGCTATACCAATTTGAGTTGCGCCATAAGGCTCTAATGCGTATTTCACACCAAATTGCTCAGCTATATCTCGATCTCGTGCTATTTGAGACATTAATTCCTCTGTGTCTTTGCCGTATTGACTCGCAACGTCTTGTAAACTCAAGATGCCGCTCTTTAATCCAACAACCGATGCATTCATTTCTTTTAGCGGATCAATCCATGACCAGCCTTTAGCTCGAAACTCTGACGCACTGGAAAATCGCTCGTATTGGCGAACAGGTATGCCGAAATTGTTCATTTCCATTGCAGATGATAGCCAAGACTCGAATATTGGACGCGCAAAGTGGTCAATCATAAACTGCTGAGTATCACGATAGAAATCGCGCTCTTCGAGTGCGCCCTGACGAATGCTGGAATAGCTTGTTGCCTCTAGGTCATTAGACAGAGACGTATAGCTAATCCCAAGAGCTGAAGCGATGCTCTTCAACACCGACTTGTGGAAGCTCTCAAACTCATTATTTGGGTTTTGCGGATCAAAAGACGTGAAGTCTACTCCGTTAGGTAGCTGATGGAATGTTCCAGGCTCAGCGTCCATTATCGGAACTTGATTGTCTAAATCATCTGGTATGAATCCATCGCCTCCTGCGCTTGTGAAAAAGCCCATTTTACTGGCCCCAACGCGAGCAGAAACTAAAGCTGCCTCTATATAAGCGCCCAATTGCTTCAATCCAGCCATTGCGGGAGACATCCAAGGCTCTCCGCGAGTCTGACCCGCTCTTAATGGGATATAGATGTGCAAAACTCTATCAGCGGGAATTCTGAGAGACTTTTTTGATGAACTTATCGTCGTGTAATCATAATCGCCTGGATGGTAAGTCGTAAAATGATAAGCAATAGGCTTTTTAAACTTATTTAGTTCAACCCCCATGCGTATCTCATTGCCATTTGCTATCTTCTCGTTCTTTGTCTCGTCAACTTGATCGGATTCGATAAATTCAATAGCAAAAGAGTCTTTGAAATCAGCAGACCTATGTTTAACAATAAAAACCTCTCCGTCTCGCGCAATAGTTTCTAACGCGAGCTTTTGAGCATCAACCCAGTTAAGTTTCCCGTCAACTGTAGGATTGCCAGCCTTAGACCAAGACAAAAACGCTGCCTCAACCGCTGAATTCCCTGAAACGTCAAGGTTTCCAACAGAATCAAGCGCCTTACACTGCAAATTGAAACCCTTTCCACCAATTACGTTGGTTTTGAGTAGGGACATATATCGCTTTGCATAAGAGTTATTTCTTACCAAGTCACGCGATCTTGATCGAATAACTTTTAAAACTGGGCTAAGTTCGCTATCCGCAGACCTTTCTGATGATTTAAAGTCGGCAAATAGTCTGCCTGGATTTGCTGCCGCATAAGATCGCTTAAAACTCGGCTTTTTTATTTTGGTTCGTCTAAATATGTCAAATATTGCCATCAGAACCTCACCTTAATCGTGGCCTTGCCTTTGCGACCCGCTTTAGAATCCGAAGTGGCTTTTTCGCGCATGAACTCAGCCAGGTAATAATCTCTGGCCTCCAACAGCTCCGAGAATGTCAACTTAGTGAGCGATCTGCCAGCAATGGAATAAGATGCCACATCAGAATCAGCTTTTCCGCTTAAAACACTTTGTATTTTATCAACCATGATTTCCGCGTGACTACGAACATCTGAGCCTGCAACATCCAAGTCAGATAGCACTTTGAAAGTGCCTCTTCTTAGAATGACTCTTGCGGAGTCTGAATCACGAGTGATTTCCTGCTGCCATTGGTACGTTCCTTGTGTGTAAGCCGCAGTGACAGAACTGGCAGAAGTGACAAGATAATGCGTAGTGTGACCAGTGGCAACAATCTGGAACTCATCACGAGCGCCTGATATTCTAGCGGTATAGGTCAATGTGTATAAGCTGGTCGGATAATCTTCAACGAGATTTGAAACTTTCCATTGAACGAAATCCCCCGCGACAATCTCTAATGGCTCAATCTCAGGAGCCTGAGCTGCGTCGAACAGGTTGGTCATATAATCACCGCCATGAATTGATGAACCCTCGCCCACTTTTAGGCACAAACGGAGGTTTTAGTGGAGTATTGATCGGCATTTCCGACAACTCTCGGCCCGCCTTGTCTGCTAAGGCATTGACATTGATGCCAAGTATAGCATACGCCGAAATCGCGTACACGAAGCAGTCAAGCGCCTCATTTCTTGCCCTCATTTTCTGAAAGATTCGCTTTTTAAAGCCTCGATGATACTTTGTGACGATCTTTTCAGCAGTTAGCTGTTTGTAATACTCAGGAGTTAGATGATCGGAGAAATGGATATAAGCTGCCCCAACATCTGCAACGCGCAGTCTTCCAAATAGCGTATCTTTCGCAGTATCTACGCCAACAGGAAAAAGATTACATTTTCCAATATTGTTCTTCGATGGTCTGCCAACAATAGCTCGCCCCTCTCCTCCAACACCTTTAATCGCAAACACTCTGCGTCCTGCGTTTTGCTTGCAATAAGAATAGACGGCATTTGTAAAGTGACCGCCTGAGTCAATAGATGTAGCCCTAATGGGCAAGTCTCTGCCGTCGTGAGTAGGGTACGTCTTGTATATATGGGTTCCCAAAGCAGTCCACAGATGCGGAGTAGATGGATCGCCGTAGACGATTTCATGAGTAATCACCCACGACTCATCATCTCGACCCCAGCCGATAACGCTCAACTCTAAACGGTCATCTTGTACGTCAACTCCGCAGGTCAGGAAAACTACCTCTTCAGGCACTTTTCCATCAAATGACTCTGCTCGCTCCATCAGGTTGAAATCGTCAATCGCCTCGCCCTGATCTTCCCACGATTCTCCCAGATAGGTATTCGTCCACACCTTTAGCTGCTCAGGGTTCTTCTTCACTAGCAGAAAGTCTTTCACGCCCTCGGTCAGTGGAGTCCACGGGCTGTAGAGTCCTGAGATAGCAAATCCAGCAATCCCGTTGAAATCCGCAGTAGCTACCCAGCCTCCCTCTTTCACCGACTTTCTTCGGTCAGCGTCACTCCATAGCACCGCGCACTCTTCGCATTGATACTTTGCTGTGTCAGGATTCGAGTCCGTCCATTGAACATTGGCCCACCTCAGCACTTGCTCGTGACCGCAGTGTTGGCATGGGACGTAATATCTGCGCTGATCCGACTTATCAAAAGCGTCCTCTATTCTTGATGCGCCTTTATTCGTAGGAGTTGAAACCATTACTATCCGACGATTCCAGAAGGTCGAGGCTCTTTTCCTTGCTA